TCTGTTCTTCACTCATTTTTTCTTATTCTCCTTAATTATATTTTTAATCATTAAGATGACAGATCTCTGTCCTTCCAGGTATGCCATCTCTAATGCGTCTTTGGAAAATGTAGTTACATTGTGATGAAATCTATTTTCAAGATCTTGTAACACCTTTTCTCCTTGAACAGTTCCAAAAGTAATTTTGTAGTCTTTAAGTAGTTCTTCTACTTTTTTACTGTCCACGATTTAGTTCTCTCACTAATGGAGCTACTTTTCCACCAGCTTCTGCTGTTTGCATATCCTGTTGAGCTTGTGCTTGTGCTTGTTGTGCTTCAGCTCTTTGTTTACGGATCTGCATTACTTCATTAGCTGATCTTACTACCTTGGATGGTACACCTAAAATATCTGCTAAGTGTTTAACCATCTTATCGGTGTCAATGAAATCCATGACTGGACTCATCTGTGCCATCGGTGTAACTATCTCTAAGGTTCGTAATATTGCCTGGACATCTCCTTGTTTCTGAGATCTTGCTAATGGTGATACATATTCAATATCAATAGTTTGACCTTGTAGTTCTTCTGGAGCTGCTGGTAATATTCCTTTCCTTAGTAGAATATTGAAAGTTCTATTAATTAAAGGCTGCAACATTTCTGATTGTAGTCTACCTAAAACAGGAGCTAACAATCTCATCTTTTCTTCATTACGTTGCATTACCTCTGTTGCTGTCATCTGAATATTTTGCGACATCAATAATTGATCGACATAATAGGCTTGTTTAATAGCTGTTCTTCTTTGTTCTTCTATATTTAAACCTAGTGGTGTGTTCGCACCAATATTTAATGGTGTGATTGTATCTCTAGTACCAGATCTATAAAAGTTCAATCCGCCTGGTTGTGTTCTTACTGGTAGCATAAAAGAGTCATCTGGTACAAGTAGCGGAGGATCTACCATTTTTTGTGCTGCTTTAATTGTTGTTTCTGCCATCTTATTAATCATCTTAATATCAGCAAGAGCTGTCATAGATGGAGATCTGCCATACACTTCATTACTAGATTTTAACCATCTTGGTACGACAAAAGGAAACTCTCTAAAACCAGATACACTAATAATTGTTCCATCATCATCGTAATAGATGGAGCTATACTCCATAGATTTATTATCTAGTTTATAAGGATTAAGTTCATCATTAGGCTTAATACAATGATATAGAGTTACATCATCATGCGGTGATTCTTTTACTATCTTTGCAATTCTTTTTGGTAATTTATCTCCGAACTGTAGGTATGCAGCTCTCGCTGTCATCTTTAACTCACGATGGATTGTATCAACAACACCCTGGTTGTTTTCCTGGATATATATTTCTTTAATATGCCTGGTTGAAAATCTTATAAAATCTTTTTCATCATCTTCAATCATCATACAGCCAGTACCAAAGGCTACCATGTCTGTATAGAGTTCGTGTACTTCTTGTTGAAAATTAGATCTATCTAATGCCATATACATGGTTGCAGTACATGACTCTAACCATTCTTTGTTTTCTTCTACACTAGAGATCATTTCATCTTTAAATCTCATAGAGAACCAGGGAGTCGCTGCGTTAGTCAGCATTCCATGTAAAGAAGAAGCTAGTAGCTCCAGGCTATGCAGAGCTGTACCATCAAATATTCTTTCTGTTCTTTTATCTCCTCTTGATCTTGCTGTTGTTACATCAGCTCGTCTTGGTAGGCAGTAATCTGCTACTTCTTGCCAATGACTTTCCCAGTTTTGTCTTTTCGTTTTTAATTGACCAAACTGGCTTCTTAAATCCTTGCCATGCATTATTTAATTAATCCACCTTTCTGATTTCTTTGTCCACCTAACAATGTGGAATAATCTTTAACACCCTTTTCATAAATTCTTTTTCTTTTTTCTGCTGGTGTTTCTTTACTAATATTTTCTTTACCTAATATTGCATTCATCGCTATGCCTATGGGTGTACCACCTTTTTCTATCATACTAGGTACAATGCCTTTTACCTTTCGTGGTTTTGGTGTGTACTGCATATAGTTTGTTGTGGTTGTGCCTGGAGCAGAACTAATAGGCTCTCTGAGATATGCTGGATCTTTTGCTTGACCACCAAAAACTGCTCTTGCTAAATCACCCGCTAGTTCTCCAAATGTTGGTGCAGATGATATTATTCTTCCTGTGTAATCTACTGCTGAAGTTCCCGTTCTCAATACTGGTTTTTTTCCACCCTTACCATCACTTTGATAAAGATTACCTACTGTTGGTGAACCTTCTACAAAATCTATACCTCTACCTCTATCGGCTGCTGCTGCTAATTCAGCTTCTCTCTTTTTAGAGATCTCTCCACCCGTCATAATATTTTCCATCAGCTCTTGCGTCTTAGCAGCTCTTTCCTGGTTTCTCTTTTGTGTTGCTCCTTCTGAACTCATTTAGCCACCTAACAAAGTTTTTGTATAAACTTGTGGATCTTCTTCTACACCTTTTTTCGATGTAAGAATTGTTTTTGTATAACCAGATCTTTTTCTTTTCATTGTCTGATTAATCATTTCTGTAGACTCGCCAGGTAACTCTGCTCTTGTCGCAGCTGGTACTGGTGGCAGCGGAGCTGGAGGTGGTGGTGGCGGTGGTGTCTTTGGTCTTAAAAATCCCATATCAATCCCTCCCTAGTGGATCGTAATTTAACCCCTCTGCATATTGTTGCGGAGGAGCTGTGTTGTCAAAATCTAAATCTCTTATTGCAATAGCTGCAGTTCTCCAGGCATCGCAATAATGACTTGACCAATCATGGACTGGTTTAGAAAAAGTTTTTAACTTGTCTAACCATTTACGATGATACCATCTCATCGCATCCAGGAATGGTTTACAATTATCTCTATCAATATATGTACGATTTAGCAAGAGTTGTCCAGCATGAATACCATCCTCTATCGGTAGCTTTGGACAAACTCTGATAGGTCGCATTCCCATACTAAACGCATATTCTTTTCTGGAATGTCCAGTAGACATCTCTCTATGTTCTATATCGTGTGGAAAAATATAATTTCTAATATTATATCCTGTTTGTTTTATATAATCCGCATAGTGATCTAGGCTTTTGTTATTATTGGAATAACAGTCAAAGACCATGATGGCTCTGTTAATTTGTTGAATAAATAATAAACTGGTATCATCTGATATACCTAAATCAAAATAGACATCGACAGGAAAGCCAGGATCATAAGGATATCTTCCTATCTGGTTTTTCTGTTCCATCTTATCCATAATCTTACCATAGACCGCACCGCTTACATTGGCTGTCCAGGAACATTCAAACTCTTGTTGATACTGATCCTCGGTCATCAGTTTCCTGGCTTCTTCTAGCTCGGTCTTAGGTACTAGGTTTGTTTCACTAGCCTTATAGATACAAGTGTACCAGGCGGGATCTCCTTTTGCTTTTTCATACAAATCATAAAAACTGTTCATTCCCGCTGGAGTTCCTATAAAGGCTACACTACCCAGGCGGTCTGCTACCGCTGGTCTAATAATCTCTGGAAACATTCTTTCATCCATTTGTGCATACTCATCACAGAATACCATGTCAAAGTATTGACCTCTGGCACTATCGGGATTTTCAGCACCAAACAATGTAACTCTAGCTCCTGTCGGAAAGTCAGCTCTTAATTCTGTTTCATTATACTTCATGCCAGGTATCTTCCTGGAATAATGTTTAATATAATCCCAGGCAATCAATTTAGCCTGGACTCTTGTTGGTGCAAAGAATGCACCCCTAAAGGCTCTTTTTTTGCTCGTCAGAGCCGATTTAATTAAGTGGTTGATAGAGAAGATGGTCTTACCTCCTCTACGATGCATAACGCATACCGCAAATCTATATTTGTCTAATGCCTGGTGCAGAGTCTTTTGCTGCGGTCTAGGGGTATAAGGTATCTCTATTGTTTTCAATGAATTGTATATTTGATGAAGCTAGGAAGCTCTGGTATGAAGTCTATATCTAAATGTTCACAAATAATCTGTGCAGCTGTAATCATGCTGTTTTCATCTTTGAATTGTCCTAGAATAATCTTAACTTCTTTAGTTTTGTTGTCTATGACTACTTTTGCTAAAACTTGTTTATCTTCGTGCAAGTGTCTTGAACTCCCATGTATTATATATACTCAGACGCACCGCACATTTTTGGGGTATCAAAGTTTTTTTTGTTTGTATTTTGTACATTTTTTTTGAGATTTTTTTTATATAAGTCCTCTAATACATATTATGCAACAAATAGTTCTATATTTATCAACGTTTTTTAGACTGCGACATTCTTGACTACTATATCTAGTGCTGGGTTTTTTCATTTTTCTCAGAACTTCTTGTCGTGTGTGCGAGATCCGCTTGTTTGTCGGCTGTGCTGCCATCTTCCTTCCAAACAACCTGGATAACTGGATCACCTTCATTGACAACAGTCTGCTTATCACCGAATACATTTACCAGCTTAGACACCAACCACCTAGCATGATGTAGCTTCTCTCTGTACCATTGTACCTTCTGTGGCTCTACCTCTTGATCCAGTAGCTCCTGGCACTTATCCAACCAAACCATAGCTCCCATGCGTCTAGCATCTAACACCTTATCCTTAAACTTGTCATCTTCTCTCATCCAGGTATTAACAGTAGATTGACCAGGCATATCCTTATCTCTACAAATACTGACTAAAGTTTCACCAAGCTCTAGCTTTTGCAATATGTTCTGTAATATATTTTTTGATTTCTTCATCTGATTTATTTTTAAATGGCAATAAGTTTTTATATGCCTTTAGTTTCCCTTCTGGACTTGTAGCTCCATTACTTAATCCACCATGATACCGACAAACGTACCGACCATTTTTACACAAGATACCTTTAGCCTGGCACTGTTTACCATCGTATTTCCTTTTGGCTTCACAATATATTTTTTTACTTGGTCTACCAACCATTATTATTTCTTCTTAAATTCTTTTACAATGCCTAAATGCACTGCATAATCCCATGCAGCTTTGCTAGTCTTAGGATTTAAATACAGTTCTTTCCATTTGAATGACTCCTGGTAATTACCAGTCTTTTGTACATATCGCTGTCTGATTGCTTCTGGATCTAAATATTTCTTTTTAGCACCATCAACGACAGCTCGGTAATTAGGATTAGTTATCTTTGCTATATTTTTTAATATATTATTTACTTCGTTCTTTTTCATACTACTAGACAAATCTGTCTTATCAATCTTAGTTAATTTATTAGTTAATTCATTAGTTAATTGGTCAGACAAATCTGTCGCCTGTTTTGGACAAATCTGTCTACTACTTTGGACAAATGTGTCTACTGTTATATTGTAATTGATTTCATATTCAGTAGCTCTGCCAGTAGCTCCTCTGCGTACCTTGCGTAAAAAACCATATTTAATCAAGCAATTAATACCCCTGGTTACACTCCTGGAATGCAATCCAGTATCTTCAGCCAACCTGGCATGACTAGGATATAGTTTTCTGGTTTTATTATTTTCTCTATCTAATAAAAAAAACATAACCCGCCTGGCGGCATCGTTAAGTTCTTTTCTTGAATTTACCAGTTTTAGCAGCTTCCATTTTTGTATCATAAATGTTAAAATCAATCCTTTTGTGTATATTTAATCTGCTTTTGTATATGCTCTGCCGCCTTCCTGTATCTGTTATCTTCCCTTTGCTGATAATCAAATCCGCTGCTAATACAAAATAGTCGTCTGTTTCGTCAATAATCCAACCCACAGAGAAACAATCAGCCAGACCGATAGAACTAACTTTTAATTCTTTCCAGCCTGTTTCATCTTCCTGGGGATCTTTCCAATTAAAAATTAAAAGATCGGGATTAGTCTTGGAAGAAATCATTTACTCGAACCTTATTGCCAGTAGCCTGGACAATTTTTTTAATGTTAGTCGAGCTAGGTATCAATCCTTGACACCATCGCTGTACCAACCTGGTACTTCTGCTAATTTTTGATATGTATAATTATATTTTGTTCTGTATTGTTCTAATGTCATAGCATGAATATCTATATTATTTTTTTTATTTCAACTTTTTTTATATTTTTTTTTCCCAGGGTATTGACATTATAGCATGAATTGCTATTTATATTATAGATGTTAAAACAAATCAAAAACGGAGGTAACAAAATGGCAAACATCGAACACCTAGTAGGTGAAAAAGTCAGAGGACATTGGGGTGCTGGTATCCCAGATGACTTTGGCAAAATTGTTAAGATCGGGGATGAAGGTTTCATCCTGGTAGAGTGGGAAGATAAAAGAACTTTCCAGGTTCATATGCTTGACTTTGCAAAGATGCAAAAAAACATGGATAGACCAGGAGTCTTTATCGAAAAAAATTACATGGTTTATGATCCTTACAAGGAGGTACAATAATGAAACTAACTAAAAAAGAAAAAGAGCTGCTGGTCAAAGAACACAACAGACCAGAAGGTCAAAAAAAAGGCATTGCTTATGTCAAACTTTTTAACCCAACAGGAGCTGGTACTTGGTATCTCACTGAGTTAGATCCAGAAACAAACGTAGCATTCGGTCTTGCTGGTATACATGAGTGGGAGCTAGGCTACATTGACTTAAACGAACTAGCAGCCTTTAAAGGTCAGTTCGGACTAGGTATCGAAAAAGACAGATGGTTTGATCAAAAACCACTAGAAGCAATCCAGAAGGAGGTACAACAATAATGCAGACAGTAAATATGAAATTAACAAAAAACGAAATTGACTGGTTATATCAAGCAACAAAAAAAGAATATGTTTATTACCTTAATCAATATGGTAACGAAAATCACAATGATTATACCAGGGAAATTTTTAAACTTTACGCAAAAATTCATGCAATAAAAATAAAAAGATTGGAGGGGTAACAATAATGATGAGAATAGACTATAACAATAAAATCTGGAAGATAGGGGATAATAAGGTTTTAACTATGATTAGAGCCTTAGACGAATACATCATTAACAGACATAAAATGCTCCAGGAAGATAGACCTGGTTTAATTTATGATGAGAACATGAAGCTCACAAACTATGGTAGGCACATACAAGATGAAAAAAAACTAGCTACTGATTTGGTTAATAAAATAGAAG